CATCTAAAAATCCTTGGGTTCCTGCAGATCCTCATCCTAGATTCGATTACGAAAAAAAGGAGTTTAAAATTTGAAAAAGATATTGTCAAACAATAAAATGTGTGCTAATATATGGAAGGTATGGAAGTATTCTCTCGGTTCATTCCAAGATGAAACTACCAAAAAGTATGATGATATTGTCTGTATAATCAGATCTTTTATCTTCTTACAACTTGTGATTACCAATTGTTTTATCGTTGCAGGAAACATTCGACACTGGAACGATCATCATACACCTCCTTATTATGAACATATTCGTGACTGATCCTGACCCAAATGTGTCAGCAAAAGTTTTACCAGACAAACACGTTGTCAAGATGCCACTTGAGACCTGCCAGATGTTGGCAGTGGTCTATTCCAAGTGGTATTTTAATTGGGGTGATGATTTACTTCCAAAAAAAGACGGAACACCTTACAGTACTCAGAAGGGTGCTTTCCGTGGACATCCTTGTACCATATGGGCAGCACAGAGTATTGCTAATACTGCATGGTTGATTCAACACGGATTTGCATTACTCAAAGAGTATGAGAATAGATACAACAAGATTCATTCTTGTCAGACTGCTATGAATGCAGCAGAAGAAGTATTTGAACAAAGAACAGGAAAGACATTACTATGTCACAAAGAAGCAACTCCATTTGCTTTTGCAGGCCCTGATCAGTTCAAGTATGATACAAGCATTGATATTTTTACTGCATACAAGCGTTACATCGCATCAAAACCTTGGGTCGTAGATAATTATCTTCGTGACCCATCTCGTAAACCCAATTGGTTATAACCTATGATTTTCTCAGCGTGTCCACCAGTGTACACTTTACCTGGTACTTGGAGTGATCCAGAAAAGATTGCTAAGTGTGCTGATACACTAGTACCTCACTTTACATTCAATCCTGACTATACATTTGGCATTTCAATTGCAGTTATTACCATACTGTTAGCTGGGTATGGAGTCTATAAAGGATTCTTTGCAAACAAAAATTTAACAGATCCTTGGGATGATCACGATGACTAATCTGATAGAAAAAAATGACCCTAGATATTTCTCACAAACAAGTGATGCTCCATATGATCGTCATGATTATAAGATAGTTTGCGGAAATAAATCTACTGTGGTAGACTCATGGGATCTGGTTCAAGAATATTGGTGGAATAATCGTAATAGATTTACACCATCAACAATTGAAGTTCTTGACAAACCAAAAGAAAAATCCAAAGGATTTAAATAATGAAGGAATTTGATTATGAACTCAATTACAAAACCCTTGATTTTAAAGTTGAGGGAAATCGCAAACTTTATCGCATTGGAAGGGGGGAACAAGGAGTGCTATTGGTACGGCCTTACACTAACGATATATGTGCTCATTGGAGATTTGTAAATGAGTCTGTTGCTCGCAAATCTGCTGATAAGATTTATTCCATGTTCTGTGACTATAAAGACCAACAAGACTTCATTGGAATGGACATGTCTAGGAAATTTCTTGAAATGGGATTTACTCGCTCCCGTAGGTATGCAAATCATTCTAATGGAAAGAAGTACGCTCAAGATGGTTCCGTTAGACCCCAATCGCCAGATGCACTACACTGTGAAAAAGCAAGGTCTGCTAGAGTTTTTAAAAAAATCAGAGACAAAGTAGCATATGATGAAAAGTATGTTATAATGAGAAAAAAATGGAGAGGTGATGAATGATGAGTCCTTTTGGTAATGTATCAAACACTAGGAAAACTTATAGTAAATTCTACCAAGAAATTGTAACAGAGGTAGAAGTTCAGTTTCAAGATGAGAGACCAACATGGATACCTCTCGAAACATTAGTAGCAATCAAATCTTACTTAGACAAATAAATGAGTGACTTTATATGGGTTGAAAAATATAGACCCAAAACAATTGATGATTGTATTCTTCCACAAAGTATTAAAAAAACATTTAAAGACTTTGTGAAATCAGGTGAGATTCCAAATATGCTCTTATCTGGGCCACCTGGTATTGGAAAGACAACTGTGGCAAAAGCACTTTGTCATGAACTCGGTGTAGATTATTATGTAATCAATGGATCTGATGAAGGTAGATTCCTAGATACAGTTCGAACAAATGCAAAAAACTTTGCATCAACTGTTTCATTATCTTCAGATGCAAAACATAAGATTATCATAATTGATGAGGCAGACAATACTGGTAATGATGTCCAGTTATTATTGAGAGCATTCATAGAAGAGTTCTCAAGCAATTGTAGATTTATATTTACTTGTAATTACAAGAACAAAATTATTGAACCATTACATTCAAGATGTTCAGTAATTGATTTTGGAATCAAAGGAAAAGAAAAAGCAGAAGTTGCACATACATTCTTCAGAAGATTAAATACTATTCTAGAAACAGAAGGATGTGAATCAGATAAAAAAGTTCTTGCAGAACTTATCAATAAACATTTTCCTGATTGGAGAAGAGTCCTAAATGAATGTCAAAGATATTCAATTAGTGGTAAAATAGATTCTGGTATTCTTGCACATTTTTCAGAGGTAAAAGTAAATGACCTTATTCAAAATCTTAAAGAAAAGAACTTTCCCGAAGTTCGTAAATGGGTTGTCGATAACTTGGACAATGATCCTTCTGTATTATTGCGTCATGTTTACGATGCTCTTTTTGATGCCCTTGAAGGGCCTGGGATTGCTGCTGCTGTCCTCATCATTGCTCGCTACCAGTACCAGATTGCCTTTGTATCAGATCAGGAAATCAATCTCCTCGCTGCTCTCACGGAAATAATGGTGGAGTGTAATTTTAAATGAAATATAATCAAATTTGTTTAACACTTTTAGTAATATTATCTCTATTGAATTATTTAAAATGAAAGTTATAGATAAAGTTCCAGTAGATTTTGCAAACTGGGCAGCAGATGAATTTATTGATTATTTTCAAAATTTTCACACAATTGAAGATTACTTAAGATTTGCAAAAAAAGAAGCAATTGTATCTAGGTCTGGATCTTTTGAAGATGTTTCATTGAAAGAGAAATTTTTCAACAAAGACATTCATCCACAAGACATGGAATTTGAAGTTAAGTTTATCGGTAAAAGATTTCAAAATTCTTTACCTCAAGATTATTTTGTAAATTTATTAACTGCAACTTCATCCGCAGTTATTGAACATAATATTCCTGGTAGAGAACTTCGTTGGATGGTATTTGAAAAGAATACTAAATCAATAGTTGGATTTATTCGTTTTGGATCTCCTACAATTAATTCAAAACCAAGAAATATTTGGTTGGGTAAAGCACCTGATCTCAAAATTTTTAATCGCCATGCTGTGATGGGATTTGCAATTGTTCCATCTCAACCATTTGGATATAATTATCTTGGTGGAAAATTACTAGCCTTAATGTGTGTATCTCACTTTGCAAGAGAAACATTAAATAGAGTATTTGAAAAAGAGATTGCATTATTTGAAACTACTTCTTTGTATGGTTCTACGAGTTCTGCATCACAATATGATGGACTAAAACCATTCATAAGATTTAAAGGTTTAACAGATAGTAAGTTTCCACCATTACTTCATGATGAAGCGTTTCATAATCTCCATGACAAGTTTTCTTATTTTAATAATAATCAACCATTAACTGAAAATAAAGCATCTTCTAAGAAATTAAAAAGACAGAGAAGAATGGTATCTATAATTAAAAATTCTTTAGAGGACACAGGTAAGTTAAAATTATTTTCTGAAGTTATGGATAATGCTCTTGGACTGACTGAGAGAAAAAGATCATATACATCAACTTATGGATATGAAAATGTAAGAGAAGTAATTCTTGGAGAACAAGACAAATTAGTTCGAGGTCAGAACTGGGATAAGTTTTATCTTGAAAACATCATATCTTGGTGGAAAAAGAAAGCTGGCAAAAGATATGAAAAATTAAAAAGAGAAGGAAGATTCAGAACTGAGGTCGAACTCTGGACAGAAGATGATGGTGATGATATTCAGATTATACGATGAGTTACCAATTGAAAGACTGGTTGAACTCAATCAACCACACAAAAAAGAATCTTTATGAAGAAGATCCAACAGCAAAGTATCCTGCATACGTTATTAACCGTTGTATGTCTGGACATTTGGATACGGTTTTGTTTGCAAATGAGATGAATCTCAATCACCATCTAGATAGTGATCTTCAGTATTCCTTTTTTCTAAATAGTGTGAGGAAGCGAAAGAGATTTTCTCCGTGGCTTCGTAAGGATGAGATCAAAAACCTTGATTGTGTGAAGCGTTATTATGGATATAGTAACGAAAAGGCAAAGCAAGCTCTACGTATCTTAACTAAAGAACAACTGAATTTTATCAAATCTAAATTTGAAACTGGAGGAGCGAAATGATTACCGAGCCTGAGGTAAAATGGTCTACGGATCAAATGGTTGAAATTACATTAAATGAACCAGATGATTTCTTAAAGGTAAGAGAGACTCTCACAAGAATTGGAGTAGCATCTCGTAAAGAGAAAAAGATTTATCAGTCCTGTCATATTCTACATAAGCAAGGAAGATATTATATTGTACACTTTAAAGAACTATTTGCTTTAGATGGTAAGCATGCCAATCTAACTCAGAATGATGTTCAGCGTCGTAATCGCATCATCCAATTACTATCTGATTGGGGTCTGATAACTATCATGAATGTAAGTAAAATTACTGATATAGCACCACTAAATCAGATCAAAGTGTTAGCATATAAAGAAAAACATGAGTGGATACTAGAGACAAAATATAATATAGGAAAGAAAAAGAAACCAGAAGAGCAATCATGAATGGTAGATTAGACAAAGTTGCAATGACCAGTAGACTCATGCAACTTAAAAGAGAACTCCACTACAAGTGTGAGATCGGAGAAAAGGGTCAATGGGAATGTACTGGAGCAAACGAATATCTCAACAAAACTTTTGATATACTAGATGAGTACTGGCAGTAAATACCGAACATAATATTACAGTATACCTCATTGTATAATTTATTGATAAGTGGTTAAATAGTGATGTCGCCTTCGGGGACACAATTTACACTCGCTTAAAAGGAGAACTATGACTTACTTACAAAAGTATCACTCTGCAAACTTACCAGAGTTGATGAAAATAATCTCAAAGAACGGTATAGGTATGGATGATTACCTTGACCGCTTTTTTAATAATTATGAAACTACAACAAACTATCCACCCTATAATATTGTTCATGTAAATAATGTTGAGTCCGTACTAGAGATTGCTCTTGCAGGATTCAGTAAAAAAGAACTTAAGGTTTACACTGAATATGGAAAACTTATTGTCGAAGGATCCAAAGAAACTAAAGAGACAGGATCCGAGTATGTCCATCAGGGACTGGCTCAAAGAAGTTTCACAAGAGAATGGGCACTTTCAGACGACGTTGAAGTCCGAGAGGTTCAATTCAAAGATGGACTTCTTACCGTTAAGTTGGGTAAAGTAGTACCAGAACATCATACAAGAAAAGAATATCTTTAATGGTTAAAGGATACAATACTTTAGGGATCTTGACGATCCCTTTTTTTATGGTATAATATAGTCAATACATATTAAAATATGAGTATTCAACTTGCACTACTTAAATCTGGAGAAGAGGTAATTGCTGA